GAACCATCGCGGTATCCAAGAACTTGCACTCGATTATTATCTATATCAGCAACTACGATATTGTCGTCGGAATCAAATATAATATTGCCGTAACCACTAAGTTGTCCGTCACCAGACCCATTTCTGCAAATACCACGAATATAATCCCCTTTCATATTAAAAACCTTTATCTTAGGGAACAACCCTGAACCAGTAAGAACCGCGATATGTCCATCAGAGTCAACTGCAACGCTGCATGGTTCCGGTATTCCATTATCTGTGAATAATTTCTTGGGATCCTTCTCACCGATAGTTTGAATAAACGAACCATTTTTATCAAAAATACTAATTCTATTATTACGTGTATCTGCTACAACAATATTTTGGTTTTTATCTATAGCAACTGCTCTTGGTGAATTAAACTGTTTGTTTGCAGTACCTGATACTTCTAAATCACCTAATGCCCATATAAATGAATAACAAGGCACTTCCTTTCTATTTATATCATAACGGCTGACTTGATGGGTTCTTTCGTCGGCTACAAAAAGACTATTACTACTTCTATTAATAGCCATATGCTTAGGTTGTGTAGGTCTAGTATGTTCTTGTACACATAATGGAAAATTTACCGCTCCTGTATAGTCTACGCACGCGATATGTTGTCTAGGAATATTATAATTAGGTCGTGGGCGATGAGCGTATGGAGTGCTCGGTTTGTGAGGAACAAATGGAACAACTTGTTCATTTTGAGCTTGACCACCGCTTGCAGCAGCGCTAATCTCTTGTGCAAAATGTCTAATTTGCATGATAAATGCTGTTTGTGCTGCTGGTGCTACTGGTCGGACTACTCCAGGAGGAGGAGGAGGATGTTGCGCTCCAAAGACTTGAGGTTGAGGTTGTCCTGGTGGTGATGTTAGGGGAAGAGGTTGTGGAGGAGGAGCAGGAGGAGGGGGACCAGCAGCAACATTACCAGCAGCATCATCATCGTCATCGTCATCATCATCGTCATCATCATCGTCATCATCATCATCAGCAGGAGGTACTGGTGGTGGATGGGGGGCTGCAGCGGCGGCAGCAGCAACATTACCGGCAGCAGCAGGACCACCAAGAGCAGCAGCAAGCGCACCAAGAGCAGCACCAGTAGCAGCAGGAGGCACTGGTGGTGGAAGGGGGGCAGCAGCAGCAGGACCAGCAGCAGCAATATTACCAGCAGCAAGCGCACCAGGAGCAGGTGGGGGAGGAGGTGGAGGACCACCAGGCACAACAGGCGCAGGCACAACAGGCGCAATAGGAGCAGGCGCAATAGGAGCAAGCGCACCAGGAGCAGGTGGGGGAGGAGGTGGAGGACCACCAGGCACAACAGGCGCAAGCGCAGGCATAGCAGGCGCAATAGGAGCAAGCGCAATAGGAGCAGGCGCAATAGGAGCAAGCGCACCAGGAGCAGGTGGGGGAGGAGGTGGAGGACCACCAGGCACAACAGGCGCAAGCGCAGGCACAACAGGCGCAATAGGAGCAAGCGCAATAGGAGCAGGCGCAATAGGAGCAAGCGCACCAGGAGCATGTGGGGGAGGAGGTGGAGGACCACCAGGCACAACAGGCGCAAGCGCAGGCATAACAGGCGCAATAGGAGCAAGCGCAATAGGAGCAGGCGCAATAGGAGCAGGCGCACCAGGAGCAGGCGGGGGAGGAGGTGGAGGACCACCAGGCACAACAGGCGCAAGCGCAGGCACAACAGGCGCAAGCGCAGGCGCAATAGGAGCAGGCGCACCAGGAGCAGGCGGGGGAGGAGGTGGAGGACCACCAGGCACAACAGGCACAACAGGCGCATGCAAACCAGGCGCAAGCGCAGGCACAACAGGCGCAATAGGAGCAGGCGCAATAGGAGCAAGCGCACCAGGAGCAGGTGGGGGAGGAGGTGGAGGACCACCAGGCACAACAGGCGCAAGCGCAGGCACAACAGGCGCAAGCGCAGGCGCAATAGGAGCAGGCGCACCAGGAGCAGGCGGGGGAGGAGGTGGGGGAGGAGGTGGAATAACTACAGCAGCCTGAGCAGCAGCAGCAGCCTGAGCAGCAGCCTGAGCAGCAGCAGCCTGAGCAGCAGCCTGAGCAGCAGCAGCCCGAGCAGCCGCAGCAGATGCAGATGTTGAAAATGCATCAGAATAATTAATATTTTGAATAACACTCATAATCTCATCAGCAGTTGATTTTATTTTGCTAAGATGATTATTACAATTTAATGTTTCCTTTATTTTATCTTTCATATTTGAGATCTCCGGTTTTTTATTAATAACAATACCTTTTGCCGATGATAGTTTTTCTGTAGAAGAATCATCATTTTGTCCAACGATTGATACATTTTCAATTTGTAATATACAAAAAGAATTGATACCAATCATATCAATTACATGCGGAGCAGGAACAGGAAGAGCAGGAGCAGGAGGAACTAATATATTGGTTAACTCATCTGAAATAATCTTTTTGTATTGTGTTATACCAGTTTTAGTTAGTAATTCGATTGATGATAAATTAAATTTCACCCATGTTGTTGTGGGTGTGATTATATTTTGTAAATTATTACTATACCATATATTTTTTCCCATTGGGAATAATGATCCAAATACATTTATTGTATTCATTATCATCAAATTATACATTAAATTTTTACTTAGTGCATCGTTTGTATTATTCACATTAATCTTTTTTCCTACTTTAACTTTCATTAAATCAATTTCATCTTTAATGTTATCAAAATTTAGATTCCAATCTTCTAAAAATTTTTCTGGGTCAACTAAACCGTATCTAATTTCTAGTTGTTGGACGCCAGGAAGAGGAACATGAGCAGGAGGATTCTGGTATTCCGTATATAAATATTCTTCTCTGTTTGGCTTATACTTCACAATTTCATCTGGTTTTTTTATTTTGTTATGCTGTAGAATCAGTTCTACAATATCATCCAATTTGGATGTATTCATATTTATTTCTTTTGTGATATTATTTATCTTATCGGAGTTCATTTCATTTTTATATTGTTGAAATTCTTTTTCAAATAAATAAAAAAAGACATTCAATATTCTAATAACTACAAAATACATTACTGGATATAATGGATTTAGATTATTGACGGTATGTGGTGGAACAAATCGTTCATTCTCAAAGATATAATCTATATAGTTATTATATTCATCATCATACATATACGTATAGGCATTATGTATATCCGAGTATTTTTTATATGATATATCAAAATACATAAGATATGCATCATTATCTTCAACTGAAAAATTTTTTTCGTGATATTCATAATATGGTTTAAAATCACTATTCATAATTTTATTCAATGTCTTTCTCAAATTTATAATTCTCGTGAATTTATTATCTATTTGTAATATTGGTGTTTTCTTCCATTTAGCTCCGCCGTCATCATCATTGTCCTCTTCATTAAAATTTGTAATATTTTTTAATTCATTCATTATCTCTTTTAAATGAATATCAATTATAGGTTTTAATTCACGGAACGGTCTCGCTTTCGGGTGGACAGGTTCGATAAAATTACAAATTTGCAAGATACCGCCTCGATTGTATTCTTCACCACTAAATCCTTCTATGTCGTCGGAGACTGGACCTACGGTTTTATTATACAATAAGTCATATGTTTCGCCGTTTATTAAATCTGATGTTAAAATGTGTAGATGAATATATAATATTTGATGATAGATTTGATGTATCAGAGGGGGGGGAGGGTGGGGTCGGTCGTTGTGGTAATGTTCTCTTATATCCATATATTCTTCATTTAATTGATATTGCTTATATGCTGTATGATAAATGAGACTATTTAACGTATGATACATTTGATCGAAATGTTTATATAGAATAATTAGTTCTTCTTTCGCGACTTCTTGTTCTTTATTCTCAATGAAATATAACTTCGCATTATTAAAAAATGTGAACGTAGAATACATTTTGTGCCAATCTATAAGTTTATCTATATCTTTTTCTTTTTCTGATGTGTTCATATCTCCTTTCGCAGAGATGGAATGTTTATAATAAAGAGAACCAATACTACCATTGTATTGACTCAAAACCGATTTAATCCTATCATTTACTTTGGAATTTGACGAATTAATAAAAGTTCGTATTTTTTGTTCATTAAACAGGTATGTTTTTGGAATGAATACTGTTAACGGTGATGATATTGTAGATAACTTATTGTGATATACCATATGTTCATTTAATATAACCGATTTTTTAGGATTATTATTATTTTTCTTCACAAACTTAGGCGCAGATATTAATGCATTATTATTACTATTATTACTATTATTACTATTTGGTACTGAAGCACCTGATTGTGGTTGTTGCCGAACTTGGATTTGTCGTAATGATGAATTTTTATAAGTGGAAACTTCATTTATATAATCGTCAACTCCCTCATCTATATTTGCTTTTATATTTGTTAATGAGAATAACGGCATAGACATTTCCCCTAACGAATCTAATGGTGGTAATATAGGGGTTGGAACATTCCAATTATTTGTATTCAATGTGTATGGCTGTGGTGGTGGTTGTGCCTGCATCTCAAAATAGTATCAAATATTACTACTACTATTAGTATATAATTGTATTCTAATTATATACTATTTATATTATGTTTTACGTAGAACAAACAAATCCTATTTGGATTTTTCGTTAATTTTTTCAAATGTGTCGTCATTAAATAGATGATGATATTTTACTAGTGCTAGATGGTCTTTTTCTTCTTTTTCTTTTTTCGCCTTTTCCAGTGTATGTAGTGCATTGCTTATTTCCAAATCAGATACGTGTTTTTCAGGACCGCGTTTTTCTTCAGTCATCGTATGTAATGTTCTAAATTTTGTAGGTATAATACAGTATTTGCTATCTACATTCATAAAATGATCAACAATAATAGTGAAACTCGCTGTGATCACAAGTGCATAATATATACTGCGTGTTCCCATCCAACTAACTGCGAATACTAGAACTTCTTTACTCATTAAATATTTAATCCAGGATTCAGTAGACGAATTTAAATCAAGATTTATGTATCTAGATCCAATATTGAGTATTAACATCACAAAACCTGCAAAAAATGTGCTACTATTCAAATTATGAAAGAAATTATGCATTGTGGTTAAAACCTTTGAGTTCATTATATTATCGGCAGGAGATTGAAGTGTGAATATATTCGATTTTGTCGAAAATAAATCAGTTATGGTCTTTAAATTCAATGGCGGGATAAGGGGTGAAGAAGCTATAGAACCTGGACCACCTCCGGCGCTGCTACCTCCAGCGCTACCTCCACCACCACCGCTTGTTACGGGTGCAGGTATACTATTACGTGTTGAAATATTTTTAGATGATCTATTTCGCCGTGATTGTGATTTTTTAGTCATATTTATTCTTAGTTACTATAATATTATATTATAGTTAATACAATATTATTGAATTGTGGTAATTAACGTCGTCGTCTTCCACCAAACGCGTCTTTAATATTTCGCATACCACTCTTCACAGACTTTTTAAATTTTTCGCGGATGCGTAATCCTTCTACGGTTGTCGTATTCGTTGATAACACGTCGGGGTTCATTTCCTCCATTCCAGAAGGAGCCATAATTGTTCCTTGATTTCCCCATTTGCTAAATATTTCTTTAAACAATTTTGAGATGGACTTTATTATGTATTTTACTTTAGATTCACTACTTTTCGTATCATTGTAGCCTCCGTTGCTCTTGCTGTCGCCACCGTTGCTCTTGCTTTCGCCTCCGTTGCTCTTGCTTTCGCTATCGCTATCGCTATCGCTGTTGCTATCGCTGTCGCTATCGCTGTTGCTATCGCTGTCGCTATCGCTATCATTGTCTAGATTATAACCGCTCGCTTTACCTTTATAGACGTTCGGACCTTCATCAACATAAGGTCCGTTTGCCTTTGCTGAAGTATCTAAATGTGTTTTCGCAGTTTTATATGACGTTCCTGCACCAGATGCACCAATAACATCAGATGAGGTATCAATCGTCTTATTGACTACATCTAGATTACGACCTTTACGCTGAGACTCTTTATTATCATCATCACCGTCACCATCACGATAAGCACCATATGCAGACGTTATCAAAACAACAGCCATCATTGCTATAAGTATATAAATAGATCTTTCCTTCATTTTATACATTCTGTATTACTATAGATATATATTTATTTTAAGTGTGATTCTTAATATGAAATATTGTTATAAAAATAACTTATTCCATAAAGAAACCGTTCTTCATCGGGTAAAGTATATGACGTATTCACACTAGTTTGCGGTATATTATATATATTTGTATTTGAAAGTGTATTTTTCATTCTCGTAAAATTGGTGGTATCCTGGATAATTTTGTTTCCGTTCTCTTTAAAACCATAAGGTATCATTTTTTTTACTTGATTCTTGTATGCATTATCAACTATACCGTAAAGATTATTTATATTATGCACATTCACAATATCAAAAGACATTTTAATTAATATTATAAAATTTATTATTTCTGATAAATCATTCAATACATTATCATTCACGCTAATAAATTTAACGTTTATATTATAATTCTTAGAATGATTTTTCCAATTCGTAAATATTTCATTTAACTTATTTTTATATTGGTATACTCGGTTGTATATTTCTAAACGTCTAGCCTTAAATATATCAGTTTTTGTACTTTCTTTATCTATAAAATCACCAAATTGTGCATCTGATTTATCATTTATCTCATTAATATTATATAGACCATAATCATCTGTTGTATCTTTACTATTACTGTTAATAATATTTCCTACAATACGATTATCTGATGCATCTTTTAAATTACGTAAGTTGAAACGACCTAGTAAATCGTCGATTTTCATTATATTATCATTTATACCATTATAGACATCTTTCTTGAAATCTCTAAAGTCAGTGGTATTACCAGAAGCTTTACGACTTCTATTAATTGACTGATATACGCAATCAAAAAAATAATTATAACAATATTGTTGAAATTGGTCATTGTTAGATACATCATTTTTATTATAACTTGTACCATTGATAGTTATAGCTGCGGGGCATATCTGATCCTTAATTAATTTTAATTTATTCGCATAATCATATGTTGAAGACATATATACTGATCGTTGCCCAATTAATTCATTCGTTCCGGACATAACAATACTACCTAACCCATTGTTGCATTTTTTATTCTCAAAAAATTTATCTGAAAATTCTTGGCTGTTTTTATCTACAGATGTGGTTCTATTATGATAATCTGTACCACTATCATCAGTTCTTGATATACCAAATATTTCAAAACCTTCTTTTGTGTTCAAAGATACACCATTTGTTAAATGATTGATATCAAACGTATAACTGGGTCTAGAAAGTGCTATTTGATTGTTGGTATCCACGATGAATGGTCGGAGTTCCGACCATATATTCAACCAAGACGACGATGACGAGGACGATGACGAGGTAGACATTACTTCAATAAAAGCGATGACTACTATAAAACCAAGTAAATAATCATACTTCGCATAAATAATAAATATGATCAGTATTATAAAAATAAGTAACCGGCTTATAGCAATACCTGTTTCAGAGTGAATATAATTGTGATATATACCGCGTAATAGGAAATGCGCATAATTATGAATGTCGTTTATATCATTTGAATACATTATTGTGACTACTACTACTACTATAATGCTAGATATACTTTTCTTTTATTATAATCGAAAATGAATAATATAATATAACGCTTCTTCATCGCGTAGCGGTATGTTATTATAGTAAATAATGGTATGATGATGATGATATCATAGATCACAATGATTACGAACCAGTCGCTTGTTTTATAGCATCTGTGATTTCACTTGCTGAAACTTCTTTCTTCTCGTTTTCAGCTCCCTCTCGCACAGGCTTCTTATCAGCTTTCTTCTCACCAGAAGATACACCAGAAGATACAACAGAAGAAACCTCAGTTGCGCTTCCGTCCATACCTTCAAAGCCGACGTGTCCACTCATAGATGCGATCAATGCTACAAAAACAACTGCGAGTAAACCTGCAGCGGTATGCTTAAGAGAAATAAAGACAACCGCAGCAACAAAAACAAGTTTGCCTAAAATGTTATTATAGAGAAAGCCAAGCATATTTGGCTTTAATACCATAATAACGATAAGGATTAAAAGTGCACCTAAAGTATACTCTTTATTGAATTTCATGATTTCGTCTTATATATATAACTAATATATTTTTCATTAGTAACTTGGTAAAACTTTGTAAAAGAGCGTCGAAATAAAATCTCATTTTTTTATAGGAGAATATGTCATCTTTAGGTTATTCTGAGTTTACAGAAAATGGAAATGTGCCTAGTAAAAATGTGAATCGAAGAAATAATGGAAATGGAACTATTGTGAGGAATAGGACCCTAAAGGTTCCTCGTGATGAAACGAATCTAAATGGCGGAGAACGCGGGATTATAAATGAGAATGGTAATAATAACGGTGTGATTCAGCAAGCAGGAAATAAAGTAAAACAGATTAAAGATTATATCGAGAATATTCATCGCAAAGGTGGTGAAGATAGTGATCCGGATGAAGATGATGATGCGACTAGTCGTTATACATCTGTTCTTCCAAGTTATCCGGCGCAAGGTATGGGAATATACGCTACCAATACAACCTCGAATGCGATTATTCGTGGAGAAGAAAATGGTGCTGGATCAGGTCCGATTCCATCAACAATATCTAGCAATAGTCATATTGTCCGTAAAACCACGCAACTAAACTCCCTAAATCCATCCTCCGCATATTCATCTACTTTATTAGATGGAACAAATACTGCATCTATTCAATCTGTCGCATCAAAAGCCGCAACTCAACCATATTCTATGCCCCACGGCGAAAATGGACGAAACTCAAATCCATTAGGTATTCCTAAAGATGTTCGTAAGTCATTTAGCAATAATACAGATACCACCTCAACGTATGCTAAACAATATTACGAACAATTTGTCCCTTATGCTGAAAATCTAGCAAACCAGTTATCGTCACAATCAGGCGCTACATCTGGAACAAATGTAGCACTCGTAGAGAAGTTGAATTATATAATCCATATGTTAGAGCAGAAAAAAGACGAAAAAACGGGACACGTTATTGAGGAGTTGATTTTATACTGCTTTATAGGTATTTTTATAATATTTATAGTAGATACATTTGCGAGATCAGGTGGAGTTGGTGGCGGTCGTGGTGGTTATATGACTGGTGGAGGAGCTAGATATAGAAGAAATGTGTGAACATCAGTTTTTCGTTTTCCGTTAATGTTTCTCATATAAAAAACAAATCTTTACATAACAATTCAGTATGAATATTCGCATTATACATCACATAATACCATTTATCGATCCATATCGGCGGTATGAACTTGTTTATTGTATCTAAGATGATATAATTATGAGAAAATGTATCTATTATAAGCGTAGTAGTGTTATTATTTGACGTAATATCCAATGATTTCGTCAAATCTCTCGAAGCGTTAATGAACCCTGAGATAAATGTTCCTATATCACAATTTTGTTTTGATTGTATCGAAGAAATAAGCCGTGGTATATCGGTACATCCTTTTTGCGTATGCGTATGCGTATGCGTATGCTTATGATTATTGTCGTGGTTTTCATCGTTCGTATTACGGATCAATTTACCTGATAAATCATATTGCATCGTTTTTTTAGGTGCGAGGTATTTTACCAATGCGGTGGATGTATTTGATATGCGGTCGTGTATATTCTTGATGCGTTCTTTATGTGTTCGTATATTTCGCTTTTTACTACGAAATGGAGACGTAGAAGGAATGCTTGTTTCAATAGATTTTAGCCAGGATGGTCCGAATATATAAGTGGATACAACGAGAGTATCATTCACTATCAGCATATAAATATGATATAATGAAGAATCAACCAAGTGCTGCAAGTGAGATAGTGGATGTATTATATTGCATCTAAAATCTCTCGTTTGTTCAATTATAAACATATAAAAAATATCAAAATTAACACTCGTAACTTTCACTAGAACAGTTCCTATTTGTGAATATTTATATTTTGCAAGCTCGTGATACACATTCCCATTTCCATTCCCATTTCCATTCCCATTTCCATTCTGCAGTAATGCCGCGAGAGATATTCCGTATGTATATACTGTAGTAAATGGAACTACAAACGCAGGAATACTCGAATATCTATACAACGTGATTTCTCCTGCAATCTCTCGCGATTTTTGAAAATATTCAGTTGTTTCTAATAATTCGAGAGATTGTTGTTCGGTTAATAGCAGATGATTCCATATATAATGATCGCAAACGTATATTGTTGTTGTTATAGACTGGCGTTTTGTAGAATCTTTCGAGAGAATATTATATTCTATTTTCTGTCTAGGTAACAAAAACGATGCACCTTCCACTGTGTAGGATTCTCGTATGTTCATATCAACAGAATCACTCGATTTCGAAGTCATATTATTATCTTCATTCATATCATTGCGTTTAGATGTTACTGTATCGTATGTTTTTCGGCGGTATACGCCAACAAACGGCGATAGTCCGTGTGTATCAGTAGTAACAGTCATCGCGAGTCGCTCATAGTCTACACACGGTATCACAAAATCTCTCGAAACGTCACCAATTAAATATCCATACTTCCGATAATGACTACGGTTTATAAGATGGGCAATTTCAGGGAATGGAATAGATTGAATTGTATGTACTCGAGAGATTTTATATATCTGATCGTTTATATCTAACAAATGTTGGTTACGGTAAACAATGATATTTTCTCGGTTAACATTATAAATAAATGGTAACAATACTGCATTTTGTGTTCCGTTGTATGAAGTAATCGTCTTCGACTCCGAGAGATTATTTTGAAATGTTAACAGATAAGAACTCAATGCCGCCGAATCATTATTTGGTGATAGATAATAATTATAGATACTAGAACACCACCATCGAGGCGATATACGAAACGATAACGGTTGAGAATACCAAAAAGCATATTTTATTTTTAATACACCTATAATAATAAGGTAGATGAGACAAATGACGAATATAATGTGATATCTATATTCGTCATACCATTTTGTATCCATATACAATATCGACTATGAATATTTATTGTATGAATATTTATTGTATGAATATTTAATAGTAGTATAGTATAAAAATATTGCATATTTTACGGTAATATACTAATTATTCACACTTATATATAGTTATGATACGTATTGTAGTAGCATATTTAGCAGTAATTATCAATAGTATATATCAGTTACCGCAGTTATTTAAAATTATAAAAACAAAAAGTGTAAATGATATTTCACTAATAGCATTATTATTATTAATGATTAACAATATTTTGTGGCTTATGCACGGTTATTTTATTAAAGATAATACCTTAATTATTTCCTCTTTACTAAATATATCATTAAACATAGTTATTGCGTGTTTATTTTTAAAACATCGTACAAAACAAACAATATAAACTACGATTTTCGAAGGATGTACAAGTATTGATACTCGTTTAAAATATGTACGAGATCGACTTGACCTGTTACTGTAAAACCGACTTCTTTTGCGATTTCTAGTATCTCGCGGTTCGTAGGCATATAATATGTATGGTGATTTTCGCGCACTTTCCCAGTTTTATCGTCAGTGAATTTTTCAAGGAATTGTCCGATATTTTTTTCACCAGTTGTTTTATCTTTGTCTTCTTTCTTGTCTGTTTTACTGCTAGAAGGCGCTTTAAAATCAGATTTATACTGAAAACTGCGGAATTTTACGACAGAGTTTGTGATACGTTCCTTTGCATATTTCTGCGGCGAAACGAGAAATAATGGTTTTCCACCGGGAACAATGGGGTCAAAATGATTGCGGTCGACTAAATGAATAATAAGGTACCCTTCTGGGCGAAGCCATTGATAACAATTTTTAAAGAAAGCGCGTTTATCTTTTGCATAGTATATTGTGAAATAAAAGCAAGTTAAAACATCATATGATTCTTCACTAAATAACATCGGATCCATAAAATCTCCTTCAATAAATTTACTAGATGGGTATAAATCTCTCGCGCGCTGAATCATCGCCTTCGAATTATCGCATCCAGCAATACTAATACCCTTGGATTGTATCTGATCGACATGATGTCCTGGTCCGCAACCTAAATCCATTATCTTAAATACGTTTTTCCCGCCATTTTTAATTTTATCCTTCGCATCTGTGATATGCAAAATTTCGTCCACTTCTGCTTCTATTTTATTTGGTTGGAGAAACAACTCATCGTAAATATCAGCATAAAAACTGTCGTAAATTGTGGCGTTCTCATATATCTTATATTTATCTTTTTGCTCGAAACCTTCTATATTTGATTCAAAATCCTTCTTCGCAAAGCATAGTACAAGCAATGCAATAAATAATATTACTAAAATTTCCCATTTTGTTATGGATTTAAAGTATGAATTAAAAGCCTTATATAAAGACATTTATTTTTTGAAATAATATAAATATTCGTTACTACTTACTACTATTCGATAATATTTTATAAAATTAGAATAACAGTATAAAAGCGTAAAAATGACTTTATATTTTTCTTAAACCTTTATAACTAAAATACGAAACGAAGAAAAAGAATGAGTAGTAACGTATACGAAATAAATGATATCCGCGACGAAAAAGATTTCAAAGGAATAACATTTTCGGCGTATAAAAAAACCGATGTTACAAAAGAATTATTGAATAGTCTATCAAGTTCGAAAGTAGAACCTGCTTGTTATTGGAGTGCAGAGTTGGTATGCTCTGGTCATTATATGGAGCTATGGGATATTATTATCACATTCGTTAGTAAATACATACATTTAGCAAACCCTAAATTACCGTTGTATATCGAAATGCGATATGAAAATTTTAAGTCGATTATATCGAACGGATATGCTGGTAATGAATTACAATTACGTAATAACCCGAAAATGCGAAGTCTTTTTGCGGAAATCGTTTGCGTACTATGCAATTCGAAGCGTCAACATAAATTTGAAAGTGTTAAAATCAAGAAAAAAGAAGAATACGACATAACAACAATGACCCAAAAATTAAAAGCACCCAGAATTGATTATGCGCAAGAATATTTTAAACCAAAGGATCCGAAGGAGATTTTCATAGCAATAAACGAGTTTGCGTATCACATATCGAGAGATTCTAAAAATACATTATCTGCGTGTTATTGGGTGGAATGGATTGTAGAATTTGAAACTATCTGCAAGGCAAAACGAGAGTCGTGTCGTTGTGAAAGACGATCACATATCGCAGTAGATGATAAAATGCAATTTGATCCAATATGGATTATTTGGGATATTATAATCGCGGAGAGCGAAAAAGAGGACGGACACACACAATTAACACAAAAAATTATAAAAAGTCTACTTCGAATGTATTGTGTTCGATTCACGCCAAGTGTTCGTAAAAAACGCCGATATCTAGTATATTTTGCGATTTCTCTACTAACTAGTGAATATGACTATCGTATTGAAATAGTCCAAGACAAGCTTATATTAGAGACAGCAGTATCGAATATAAATACGTTATATAAACAAATTAAACAACACGAGATAAGCCCGGCGACTGATTATTTGTTTTCATCAGCAGGTTATAATGGAGACAATGATAAAAAGGGTGATTTAGAGAGAACGATTAAACGACTTGAGACATTAAATGCGATGAATACTATTGTTCGTAAAGTTGACGATGAAAAGAAATGAAATAAAAAATAATAATAACTATATATCACAGTAAGTAAAACCGTAGATAAATAGTTAGAAAATGTCGTTGCCTACATTTAAATTTAAACCGGATTTAAACAGTTCAGAGAATATAGGGTTATCGCCTGATTTAAAATTAAAAAAAGCTGGTGTACTTCCAGATATTATTTCAAATGCGAAGGAACGGGTATCCTCAATCGAATTTCCAGATTTACCATCACTTAATATGAGTGATATGAACAATAGCGATGATGAAGAGACAAGTTTCTTTTCATTTTCATTTATTATCCGTATTATACTAATCGCGGTTATCGTATGGTTTATGTGGGTAAATTTAGCAAATAATGGCGATTTTAATTTAGGAAGTGGTACATTTGGAGAAGATATTATGAAGTTTTTTAAAAATATGGAAGAGAATGGAAAGGTATTATATGCACGAATCACTGGAAATATCGCAGATTATAAATCAATAAATGAACCTACAGATGATAATAGCCATAATAACAATCACGGAAGTTCAGAGACTGATTCAGATGACGAGACCAATACCGATCCAAACACTGATGGTACTAGTGATCTCAAAAACCAACAAGTAAAACAAAAACGCGATTTTAAAGCTCCAACACAAACAAGATCAGACAATATACATAATAATGCACCAGTTCCTATATCAATGTCGAATAGTGCAGACAAAAAACCCGGTTTTCATCACAATGATGAAAAATATACATTTTTAGATAAAGCAATTCGTAATTATGGACCATCGCCAGCAGCAGACGATAGCACTAGCCTTACTCAAAAACATCAAAGCGGTAAAGCAGGATACTGTTATATTGGAGAAGACCGCGGATTTCGAAGCTGTATTAAAGTAGAAGCCGGTGATAAGTGTATGTCTGGTGAAGTTTTTAATAGACACGATATTTGTATGAATCCATCACTGCGAGAGTAGTGTAATGCTCTAATATATATATGATTATTATACTTATAATAATTATATATTCATAACATTCATTCATAACATTCATTCATAATATTCATTCATAATATTATATGCGAATATTTGGTGTTATAGAATATGGTAAACTGTTATTTAGTGTTAAAAATCCACTACCACCATAATTCGCATTAAGTGTGATATTATACGGATTACCAACTTGAAATATTGTACGGTTATTATTAATCGCCGGAACAAATAATTTATGTTCTCCACTTCCATTAATATCTTGATTGTCTAGATTTTTAATGGTATCATATGTAATACTACCATCTACACCAGTCTGCGTTACTTCTACTCTAAACATAGTTATTTGATTATCTCTATAATTATACGAATCTATAGAAAATGTTATATTCGCACCATATACCAGATTCGCGATATATATAAATTCAATATTACTAATCACAATTCTTTGAGTAATTGGTTCTATAATAACAGAAACTAAGTTAGATGATATACTTTCATAATTTGCGTGTTTTGATGTTAATGATATGGAATATGTTCCTGGTACAATTACCTTTGCACTTAACGTTGTGATATAATAGGTATAACTATTCGGTTGATTGGTTGTCGGAACTGTGTAGAGTTTTGTTTCAAAATCTTGAATTGTTATATTATAGCTAGAAATTGGCGAACCACCGTTATCAGGTCTGTCCCAAGTCACAGTAATATAACTAATTTTAACGGTTTGAGATAGACCAGAACTCGAAGGAGGAATACCATATCGTGATACACAAACAACATTTAATGGTGGAGACGGCGCCATTAAAGTTCTAGCGGTGAGTATTCGCGATTCAGGTCCAGTTCCTACACTATTTACGGGTTCTATTTTGAGTTCATATGATTGTTTATTTTCAAGATTACGCAATGTGTATTTCTTAATTAAAGGATTCGCCGCATCTGATATGACTATGCTATTACTAACAAGCGTTGTTATCCAAGTTGTATCTGTAGTTTTTTTATAATGAATCATATAGTGAGTAATTAATGGTCCATTATAACCGCCAGACGAAGAAGTATTCGCAGGATTTGTCCATTGTAAATCAATGATTAAATATTTTCGATCAACATCAGCTAATGAAAAATTCGAAATTATACTCGGCGATGATGATGTTTTTATATTCACAGTGGCTGGTACACTCGAAAGACCGCGCTCATTCGCCGAAAACACCGAAATATAATATAATGTATTGGTTTGTATCCCTTTCACACCAATTGAACCAGAAGCGTCTTGAATTATAACAGTATTTGCGTTTCGTTCACCCGAATTCTCATCAATCGGTCCATCTTTATTTGGAAATATACTTGTGTACGGAATCCAAGTTTTATTATTAATCGAATACGATATAACATACCCGGTTATCGGAAGACCGCCATTTGAAATAGGCGAGTTCCACCTCAAAATTATACGATTATTATCGCTCAGATCCGCTACCAAATTACGTGGAGGAGTTAAAGCTATTGTCGGTATATTTGTCGTTGTTTGAAGACCTGCCCTATATTCGTACGTTCGTTTTAAATTATATAAATTAATACTTGGATCATAACAAAGAATTCGCTCTTTACCAGGTACACCACACGCACTTGTTAACCCACAGTACACTCTACTAGGCTGTATTGGGCAAATCAGATTATTTCCATTCGATCCAATTAAATACTTGTTCTCATTACCAATCTGGCGCATTAACTCGCCTCGGGACGCCTTTGCATATTTCTGACTTTTTGTTAGACCACCAACATTTTTATTATATTTAAGTATCTCAGTCTTACGACGCTCGCTATACAATTCATCCACTTCTACTGCAGTTAGATTACGTGTTTGACCAGATGAAGTAGTAATCGAAAATTTATAGTCAGGGCAAGGTGGTTTAAAACGTGTCCAAAATTCACGCTGATACGGATTTGTGTATACTATATTAGTATTACAATTGATTAATGACGGAGAAATTAAATTCACGTAAACCAGAAGTGTTGCAGTTTTTGATTTGAAATTTCTTGTAGAAGTTTGGGTTATCGTAAGCGTAACGATTCCTGCATCGTAAATATACGCCATATTTTTTCCATTTTCATTTTTTATTTTGATAATATCGGGCGCACTTGAACTCACAGTGAAATTATTGCTCGAATCTGTATTGTCTGTTTTAGGTGATACAATTTCAAATGGTTCATCATAGGTCATTTTAGAAATATTTGGTAATGTGTAAGTTGTATTTGGGTTTCCAGTATTTACTTCGGGAATTTGTCCAGCAAATGTAGGGAGTGACTTCACAATACGCAAATTTATTGTAGTTTTATTCAACTGCGTGGAAAATGTCGAATCACCAACAAAATTAGAACGCTGATAAAATGCAGTAGAATCCTGGTAAACTGCTATAGGAATTGAATTATATACAGGATCATCATTTGGTGACGCAATATTAAAATTATATGTAGAATTTAAAAAAACGATACGATTATTTTGTATCGAAATATAGTCATCCTGCAGAATGTATTGCTGGCTCACTGGTTGGGTTAGGTAATAAATTGCATTTGTATTATCGAAATCATTACTATTTATTAATTTTCGATCGGTTGTCATGAATTCGGAAAACGGTAAATCAATAAACAATTGTAAATACTCTCGTTGTATTGTATATCCACTACCGCCAGGTCCGAGCAGAACACTTGATATATCAGATTGTGGTTTCAATGAAATAACGGTAGGCACAGCATTTAAAGTTAATGGAAAAAATACACTCTTTGACGCATACGGTATTCCATTAAACGAACCCGCACTTTGTGTGATATATATGTTAAGAACAAGCGACGTAGCATTTCGTATAATCGTGTTACTCGCATCAATTAATCCATTAATAATTAATACATCATTATAATTCATTAATCTATTAGAGTCATACGGTTCAGTTTGCGATGCTGTTTGATACGTCGTAGATAACGGAACAATAGTTACCGCGTGATTATTATCCGGACATGAATAACGAATCGGATTATTCGGATTTTGATTATTCGTTCCAATTACGATCAAAGGAAGCACGCCAACACCGGTGGGGCGAATAAGACGAATATTAGAAGGTAATCTAGTAACATCTAGCTGATTTAATGTGAAATTTGTATTCAAACCTATTCTAAAAACATTATCAGATACGACGGTAGGAATAATTAGGTTACCATTCGAATCCTGGATCAAATTGGGATACCACGTAGGAGGTGATGGAGATACAACAAATGCGAATGAAATATCGCGAGTATCGAAATTTGACGTTTCAGCTTGGCTCGCGGTGATAATACTAGTTCCGACATTAACAATTGTTATTTGCTTATTAACGATTGTTGCGACACTAGTACTTCCACTTGAATATGTGAAAGCACCGTTACTATTTGAAGTCGGGTCTACGATATCAAATGGCTGGTCTCCATATATTTTAGATGGTATAATGAAATTAGTAATTATTGGAAGAGTTTTTTTTACTTCAAGCGTAGTAGAAATACTCGCAGAAGTATAACTTCCGGATGCCTCTTGATATGCGATTACCGTACACGTACCAAGAACTTGATATATAGTAACATTCCGTCCTATAACAGTTGCGATAGGATTGTTAGAATCAGGATTAATAATCGTATATGTGAATACCCCTGGACTATTTGATGATGGGTCAACTAAATTAAATGTACCATCGCCGATTCTTTTAAATGGAACAACAAAATTTGATAAAGTAGGTGTAGTCATAGTAACTAATATTTATATATATTGTATTTTATTCTAACACACGTAGTGATGTATATAGAATATTTTCAACGTAATAATATCACAGTAATAGTATATTATTGTGATAGGATAGTAATGTGATAGTATATTATTGTGATAGTGAATTAGTAGTATTAACGCAAAAACCAGTTATTCGACAAATAAGTACCTGCGCTATTAGCTGCAGCATTTTCAGCACTTTCACCTCCAACCATTTTTAATACCGGTCCTTCATCTACAATACTAGAAATCTTATTCGCACCAATAGAATAATTAAAATATTGGATGGTAGAAATAAATCCGTTGAATTTATCAGCCGGTTTTGTCTCACCAATATTTATTTTACCATAATTTTGAACTGGGATTCCTATAGTTTTTTTTCTCTGAACTAAGCGTCCATTTATATAAAGATCGATAACATTGTTTGTGACGCGAATAATAGCATTTACCCATTTCTTCATAGGTATATCAGTAGCAACAAGTTGCTCATTCATATTATCGATGGAAGCAGTTGACCCCGTATTCTGTTTACCATTCACATCAACAACCGCTACCAAAGTTATATTCTTTCCTGTATCATTGCGCGCAGAATCATTTATCTTAACATCTTCAGTAACCTTAATATATAATCCTGGTGCATTATTTGGATAATAGATACCGGTTACTGAATGTTTTGAACCTTCGCCACCTTTACTAAATATTCTTGAATATTTATCAACAGTACTTGGTGGAGTATTTATTAAAAACCAAGCGGACCACGTATATTCTAAACCTCCATTCTCATTCATAGATCTCGATATAAATATGGAATCGCTTAATGCTGGATCTTGTGGTACATATATAGGCAGACTATCACCACTCGCAGTTCCATCTAATACATACGGGCTAAGCGACGGTAACATAAAATAGGATAACACGATAACAACTACCTTCATCAAAATATAAAACACGATCATCACCATCAATACAAATGCAAACTTTGCTACATAACTATTTGATTCCATAAACTCTTTCAAACCAAAACCACCACTTGATAGCCCAGCTTCACTTGAACTAGAAAAATCTGATGTGATATTATCCATCATACCTGATTCGCCTCTATTACTCATTTTCTTTTATATTCGAAATGTATATTATTTACTATATATAATACTATATATAATCATCACGAATTATTATTATTATTATTATTTACTATTAATAATAATATTAACATACAGATTAAAAATATACATCAGACAATAATGCGAAACATATATTAAGTGGATACCGTAACTTGTTCTTGATTATCAACCAAGAAGCTTAATTTCAATTTATATTTATTTAATAAATCGCTCCAAGGGCTTCCGCCATAACCTTGCGAATATATATCCCAGGCTTCTTGCGGGGGAATGGGATTCGCTTTTAATTTAACGTTTGTGATAAACCCAAAATCAGCCACAGAACTATCTCCTAAAATGATAGAGGTTGTTTCATTTAATTGGGATCCGCGATCTACGACACACGACTTTACTAATTTACCGTCTAAATAAACATCCATCGCAGCACCGTTAAAGCTAATAATAAGATTTACCCATTTCTGTAAAGGAAACTCGGAAATATCACATGTTTTACCACTAGCTGTATCTGAACGAGGTTTAATTATAACATTATTAACGCTTGGTCGAAGAGAGACCGACATTATTTCGCTTGAAGCATTTTTGAAGCGTATAATATTCGCATTATCAACCCAAGTTTTCAGATAAAACCATACAGAAACCGCGCTATTTACTTTAATCGATCTTGGGAGATTATCTCCTGAAAGCGTTGTTTCATTTTTTGATGGTTGCATTGTTCCTAAAGTTGCATAACTTGTAGTTAATGCTTTAAAAATAACATACAACAATAATAATATGATTACTACAGCCAAAACCAATTTCGAGTTCATTTCTGTATACCTATGTTATATACGATTGATTATATATACTATTAAATATATATAATATAAAATATAAAATCTACAATACAAAACCTACAATACAAAACCTAGAATACAAAACCTAGAATACAAAACCTAGAACTAGTTATTATTGTGAATATACATCAGTTTCAACGCCACTATTTACATCGTCAGCTACAGTTTTCGTACCAACAAGTGGTGGTTCCAGTGTTTTCAATGCATTATATGTCCACCGTATCTGCTCTGAAGTCATCGGCTGTTTATTAAATACTACATTACAAATATTACCACTAAGACCACTTCTATTTGTGCTTTCACCGCTTGTGATACGCTCCACTGTGATATTTGGAATAATAAATCCACTTTTACCGATTAATTCATCATTTAAAAATACATCCATTGTCTTCCCGTCATAATTGATAACAAAATAATTCCATTTTTGAAGAGGTATTTGCTTTATAATCTGAAGTTCGTTCGACATAACGAATTCTTTGTATTCGCTAGTGTTCACAATATCTTTATCGATCGACTGATATACGATCTTCTTAGCATTTCCATCATAAATAGTTCCATCTGTGCCTACTGCGTTACAAGAAACCTTAAAATTAGTTGTACTTGGGTTATATGTTATTGTCGGAACACCTGCGAAATCGAATATCACCATATCCTTATCTGTTTTCGTAATAGTATCATTCAACAAAAACCACCCAGAAATAGAATAACTATAACGCTTCTTTTCCTCTGGCGGACAGTTTGCATCATTATCTGCATCACTACGATTCATTGCTGTATTATGGAATATAAAAATTTCGCTGCTTTCGGTAGTTAATTTTGTATCGTGTTGATTCATTAATGGTACCGGCGCTAAAATAATCTGTGATTTTGAAACACCCGCTTTGTTTATCAAGTAAGGCAACCCAAACAACATAATCAATAAAATTGTCTCAACAATTAAAATAATCCAAATGGGGCGAGTTGTAGAACCGATCATATTTCGTCCGCCGACAATCGCATCAAGTATTAAACACGGGACATAAATGATACACAGCCATAATAGTTTTAATATAAGAATACCTAATTTTGATTTCGATAAATGAAACATAAACATCACTATGATAAAGAGAACCATTAATGCATAAAGTTTATAATAAGAAAGCACAATGAGCAGAACAAAAAATACCACATTCACAAGAAACCGTATATTTTCAAACAATAAGGAAATATTGTTGTCTGTGCCTATTTTATCCGCAACATCATTCGTATCCGCTACTTCTAAACAAAAATGAAATAATAATATAATAAAACCCAATATAGCCATTCCTAATATGGACATTTTATTATCAGACTCGCCATCTCGGTCATAAATCCATACAATAATCATAAACACGACGTATAGTACGTGTACAACTGCGAATGTGAGTTGACGACCTGGCTTGTTCGCATCCTCTGGCTTTAAATCATCGAAAATTAATCTTTCTGGGTCTTCTGCGCCGGTTTTATTCATTTTATCTCGTAAAAATGCAACGAGACCAGCAATTCCAACTACAACCAATATCACATATATAAATGTAGTGGTCGCGGGGTCAAGTCCGGTTGTTGATGACGATGAAGAGACGTTTCCATCTGCATCGGTTGACGTGCTTGTGACTGATTTTTGCTTGAATTGATAAAACCCGTATATAATAGTAAGAATCACCATAATACAAGATACAATAATAATGATGGTTTTGATCAATTTGGTTACTAGACTTACTTTTGTTTGATCAATCGTAACCGCTTCATTATTTGTAGGTGACGCTGGGATATTTGCGGGATTGTTCTGTGGTCCTATAGTAGGATTTATAGGTTTAACGCTTGTGACGTCTCTAGGGGTTGGCTTCTCTCTACCGAATAAGCCGCCAAAAAATCGAAGATCATCATTAGGAGTCAATGTACCAAGCATAATATGCCCGAACTTTTCAAGTTCATTCGTTAGACCTTCTTTTATATTATCCATTTTTCCAACTGTGAATATAAAAAGTAAACCCCAAATCACACATTTTATAAGAGTCCACGCAGATAATGGAATTAAATATAGCGTGGTTAATATCGCGCGAAAATACCGAATAATAGGTGTTTCTAAATTAAATTCAGGATCAGGTGTGGCGCCGATATATGTGACTCCTTTGAAAAACCAGAAAAATAGAGTTACTAAAATCGTATAAAAGATTAACCCACCTGGTAATGTGTTACCTTTTTCTGATAACCATATCCATACTGGAATCATTGCTAAGATCCACAATACTAACGCAATAAAAGCGCCACCTCCATATTGTTTAACTTTATCAACTCCAACTACAGGATTCAACGTCCATTGCCAAACCTGTATTGATTCTGCGAACTTTAATAAGTTATCGATACCATTTGAAGAAAATTCTTTTACCACTGGAATTAATAATACTGCTGCGACAGATAAAGCGATAAGTATCGTAATAAAAAAAGCACCAAGTAATTCTTTTACTTTTGAATACATTGTTGCGTCGAATGATGTGGCTATCCATTCATCTGTTTTCTGTGAAGTAGTAACATATGTGTAAATCACAATTACCCATAATATAATCAATACAACCGCTCCAAACATATTCCATCTAGATAACGAAGCTAAATTTACGACACTTGTACTAAAATCTACAGACCGTTGAGGTGGCTGTCCGGGTGCAGGTCTGATAGAATCTTTCAATGATAAGATATCATTCCAATCATTCGCGGTAAGATTATCTATTCGGTTATTCGTAAGATAATCTTTTTTAGGAAAGTGATCTACCTGCGGTACAGGAGGACCGCCGCGATCCGCCCATGTAAGCGCATCTATAACACTTTGAGGTAACCAATCCGTATCAGTAATTTGATATTTAAAGTATCTAAATGCAGTCATCAAAATTACTAAAAAAAGTGATATCCAAGTCACTGTGAAATTCAAAGCTGCATTTGATTTTTCTCGCGCTTTTAATTCAGTTATTTTGCGATCGATGATTTTTTGAAAGTTTTTCTTTTGTTCATCCGAATCATTTACACCTTGATCAACATTATAGGTGCGTTTGTATTCGTCATTCGCTTCATTTCTGATTTGTTGATAAAGAGTATATCTTATGTTTGTAGGGTCTTTTTCCACGTATTCCTGACTGTAATCTTTATCTACCTTCTGACTCATTTCATCACCACTAATCGCCAAATTCCAAAGAAATAATCCAAGTAAAAGAACTAGAAAAAATCTTCCACTTTTCCAATATGTTTCAAATTTCTTTAATTCACCAATACATAAAAAGATCGCAACGCACGAGAGAATAAGATATATCGCACCATGAGAAATATAAACCGGATCTTTACCATCTTTAGCCGAAATAGCCACACCTGCGATAAATAATGTTAGAGGAATAATAAATCGGACTACCTGAGGAATCACGTAATGAGAATGCAATATACCAAGAAAATATGTAATGGCTAATAAAGCCACTATACCTGTGATTTGAAATAATAATCCACCAACTAAATTCAAACTCTTATAATCGATAGTAACTTCTTTTGATTTATCAATTGGAGTTCCATTTTTGATGTTTTTATCTATATTTGTACCAGTAATTATAAAATATGCACCAATTATTATCCCAACAAAAGACAATGGTACAATAACTTTATTTTTATTATCATCTGCTGCATTAGCATTACCACGAAATATCGTTATAAGTATATAAATACCAGCAAGAATACTTAATCCAGTGAAAATAGACCCGATTGTTATAAATAATGCGCCATTATTTAACGGTTGAGGTCTATCGTAATTTGTAGAATTCACACCAAAATATATACCAATCGCAATGAAAACTAATGAACCCAACAACATCATAATTTTCGTAATATTTTCGGCAGAAGTGATATTCGTTATTAATTGCTGAGTTGGTAAAATATATTGTTTGGGGTTATTAGGTCCCGCAGTCTGATACCCTTTCCATTTAGATACCGAAATAGAATCACCCAAATACAAATAAATCGCATATACAAAAATAATTATCAACGTTACCAAGTATTGAATTTTATCTGTAATAACATTCCAAGTTAATGTCGAAATTAAAATAATAATAATAATAATACAAAGTGGTATGTATTCAATTAAACTTTTTAGTTCGAATGGAACAGTTTCCATTATTACGTGCTTAATTTATATGAATATAATATAATTCATATAAATCACGATATGATAATTCATAAAAACGACATCGCAGTTTTTTTTCCATGACAATCACGACATAATGCTACTAAATTATCTACGTGATTCGAGCCTCCGTGTTCTAATGCGATTACGTGGTCGACCTCAAACCACGCAGGTAATTGACGCGTACAATCGCCGCATTTCCATCCTTGCTGAGCTGCAACATATTTCTTTTTCGTTTCACTAACACTTCGTTTGCTTGAACCTTTGCCTGAATTCAGCAATTTTCTCTCAGCTGCGGTTGTTCCTCTTTCATTTGCGATAGGACGACCCGCATTTGCGGTGGTGTTTTGAGAAGAAATTTGCGTATTTTTTATCATATTTGCGCCTCCACCAGTTGAAGTATAAGAAGTCATCATTGCTTGATGCTGCGGTAACATATTCACGTCATTGTTTAAAAATGATTTATTATTTGTAAAATCAAAAAACGGTGTTATCATATCTGCAGTACCTTTGCTTATAGGCATATATTTAATAATATCATTTGCGTGAAAAAGCAATTGTCTAGAGTTTTCAGGATTTTTCTTTAAAAAAAGAAATAACGATAATCCAATAAACCCAAATGTAGCCATTTTTATAAATTTCTGGTTACTTTGAAACATTCGTATAATACGTCCATCATAATACGTATTTGCGATTAATACGGCAGTGATTATAAATACAATATATTCCAATTTAATCATAAAGTATTTTTGGTAAGTTATATATTATACCTAAAATAATGTATTCATCATACAACCTATCTTCTAAATCTACGAGTACTATTACGATTGCTTCTATTGTTTCTATTGCGTCTATCGGTTTGTTTCATCGCCATTTTTGGTAAATCTTCTTTCGTACCACCATTTTCTTTCAATAATTTTTTATATATTTTTACTTTTATATTTTTAATGGATTGTTCTTTCCGAGACAGACGATTGTTACCGCCGTATTGAGATGGGCTTTCCATTAATGTTTTAATTTTATCGCTGATTCGTTTAACTTCTTCTTCTTGGCGTTGGCGTTGGCGTTGGTTACTATTTCTATAACTACGCGAACCACCTTGTAGTTTGGGATTATAATTTTTGTAACGTATAGTCGCATTTCTAAAATTATTAAGTTTGGTTTCGTGTTTCTTTATGGTGTCTTCATATTCGTCTATAAGTGTATTGCGTTCATCGATTTCATCTTTTGTCGGACGATATTTTGGAACACGTGCTAAAATCTCTCCAAGTTTATCCATTGCTTCTCTTCCTTCCTTTACATCAGGATCATTAAGTAATTTATTATATTCAGTAAGTACTACTGAGGGGTATCTAGGTGATGATGGCGAAATATCATAGTCATCAGAGTCATCATCATCATAATGAAATGTTGGTCTTGTTGGGGGCTTTCGGTGAGACATTGGTTTATACATTTATAATAATATTATTATTTATTATGATAATAGTATGCTGCATACCCCATTCCAACCAATATAATAAAATAAACTAGCTTCTCTCGGTACTTCAATTCTTCTAAAATCTGTACTGGTTTTGGGCGATAATGTAGATAATATTTTTGAAGTGCGTCGTGCAATGATAGTTCATCTTTAAATAAAATAACATTATAACGGTTATGAATGAAATGAACCCATCGAATAAAAGAGTCGCGACTATCTAAATATGGAGTAACTGGATATTTGTCTAACATTCGACTAAATTCACTAGACATTTCTGGATCAGGAATGAACATTGGGAAGTTTTGTATAAGATCATAGTATTTTTTACGCGTAACATCATTTACATGGTCTGGATAATTTACAGCAGTAGTCATTAAAAAGAACCAATAATGCGGTCCCCATATTGATGCATCTAGTTTAACCATAATATATCAAATAATATAAAAAGATTCACATAATAAGATAAACGTTGAGACGAATAAACGAGACTCATAAATATTAAAAGTGTGATGGAATCAGAAGTAGAAAATGCTACAATTGAAAAATACCACCAACATTATCATATGCATAATATAGTATTAGATTCTGAACCATTACCCGCTGAGACGAAACAGGCTACAAAATTTATAGACAATCCGAAGATTATGTTATCGTATGTGGAAGCGGTTCAGTATCGAAAAATGCAGAATGCCCGAATTCAAGATGATTATGATGCACTTACTATGATGAATAAATCGCAAGACTCATTGGCGGAATCGTTGGCAGCATCGGCAGCGTCGGCAGCATCGGCAGCATCGGCAACTACAGCAAAGCATTTTTGCAATAATTGCAATCGAACAAATCATTTATATAACAATTGTAGATCGCCGGTTACGAGTATAGGTATAATCGCGTTTCGAAGCGGACATCAAGGACCGGAATTTTTGATGATTCGTCGTCGTGATTCTTTTGGGTTTGTTGATTTTGTAAGAGGTAAATACTCATTAAATGATGAAGTATATATTCAGCGCATCATAGATGAAATGACTATTTACGAAAAAGATAATCTTATACAGCTGACGTTTGATCAGTTATGGAAACTATTATGGGGAGAATATACACGCGGTAGTCAATATAAGAATGAAGAATCTATATCATGTGAAAAATATAACCAAATCGTATCAGGAATACGGACAAAGGACGGCAAACGTAAAACATTGCAACAATTTATAAATGATTCGAATACGAGATGGAGTGAAACAGAATGGGGATTTCCAAAAGGACGCAGAAACTATAATGAGAAAGACCTAACATGTGCTCTTCGTGAATGCTTAGAAGAAACAGGATATGATATAACGTGTGATAATATTATTCAAAATATACTACCATTTGAAGAGATCTTTATGGGTTCAGATATGAAGTGTTATAAACAGAAATATTTTCTTGCGATGGTTGATTTAGATAAAAAGCCGAAAAAGGCACACGACATAATGGAAGTTGGACTGATGAAGTGGATGACGTATGACGATTGTATTCACTCGATAAGACCGTATAATTTAGAAAAAATCGCGATCATTGAAAAAATTAATAATATACTAAAAAAATATCAAATATATTAAAGTATTATTATTCACATATATAAAGGTATACATTTAAGATGTCGTCGGCGTCTAATGTCGGTGAAGTTCCAATAAAAGAAACTATAGTTGCGCCTGCGGCAGCGGCGGAGAGTGAGGGTCAAGTTCAGTCTAAATTATTAGTAAAACAAAAAAAACGAGGTTCTAAAGAAAAAAAAGAGAATACAGATGGTTCAAATATAGATAAATCGATAGAAAACCTCACAAAGGAAGTGTATGATGGTTCTACCAGTTTAAAACCGGAAGAAATAAACAATCCTTTTAGCAAAGAATACAATATATTGTTATTCAAAAAAGAATTATTGGAACATCTCAGTATCAAGAAGCACGATGAATTAACCGCGAAACAGAATAAATCAGCGTCGGGGGAGTCAGGGTCGGGATCAGGATCGGCGTCGGGATCGGGATCGGGATCGGGATCGGATTCTGAATCAGGTGCACCAAATTATTATCAACATTTATATCCATCATTGAATGATCCAGAATTTAATATGAAGATCGCACTTCGTAAAGAATTTTTCGATACAAAAATGGATGTAGACAATGACGAAGATGTCGAACAAAAAGCAGAAATGATGTGTAATGCAGAATTTGAATTAGCACCAAACCAACAATTCGTGAGAAATTTCTTATCAGTAGAAACACCCTATAATAGTCTACTACTCTATCACGGTTTAGGAACAGGTAAAACGTGTTCTGCAATCAGTGTTGCAGAAGAAATGCGTGATTATATGAAACAGATGGGAATAACACAGCAAATTATCGTGATTGCGTCTCCGAATGTGCAAGAAAATTTCCGGTTACAATTATTTGATGAACGAGAACTCAAAGAAATTGAACCAGGAATATGGAATATTCGTGCGTGTACTGGAAACAAGTTTATTAAAGAAATTAATCCAATGCATATGAAAGGATTAACTAGAGAAAGAGTTATCAAACAAATAAAGCGCCTAATTAATTCTTATTATTTATTTTTTGGATATAATGAATTCGCCAATTATGTTCGAAATAACGCATCTAGCACTGGTATCTCGTCCGACGATATTGCTATCGACGAGATTCGCAAATCTCGGAAAAAGAATGAACTAAAAGGAAGTTTAGGAACAAACGCCGCTGCGAATAAAAAAGATGTTGGTCCTGCAAAACGCGGGCGAAAATCTGCGGAAACGATCGCGAAACAAGCCGCAATAGAAGCTGCATCGATTGAAAACTTATCAGTCGTTAAACTTAAAAAAATATTCGCGAATACGCTTATTATCATTGATGAAGTTCATAATATTCGCGTAACAGATGATAACAAAGACAAGCGTGTTTCTAAAATTTTATACCAGATAGTAACAAAGGTAAACAATGTGAGATTGTTATTGTTGTCGGGTACTCCAATGTATAATAGTTACAAGGAAATCATTTGGCTCATTAATTTGATGAATATAAATGATAAGCGATCAACTATCGATATTAGTGATGTATTTGATGAGAAAGGTAATTTTTTATTGGATAAAAATGGTAAAAGAGTTGGTGAAGAGTTACTTATACGAAAGGCTACCGGGTATTTATCATTTGTGAGGGGCGAAAATCCATACACTTTTCCATACAGAGTATTTCCCGCCGAGCATTCACCCGAGTTTTCATTATTGAAGCAGACAAATGATGATGAAGGTGCACCGATACGTCAATATCCGCGTCGACAAATGAATGGTCGTCACATCGACCAGCCTATAAAACATATTGATGTATATATGACTAATGTTGGAGCGATACAGGAAGTTGCGTATAAATATATTGTATCCGATATGAAATCTAATTATATTTTTAAAAAAACAGCTGCGGTTCGTAGAAAGGCGATAGCCGCCGCAGCAGCATCAGCCGCCCTCGATGTAGAAGACGTAGAGCATACAGGTAGTGCTGCTGCGGCTGCGGATGCGGCATCTAAGAAATCTAAATCTAAACCTGGCGCAGCAAAAGGAGGAGTAACTTTAATAGATGATGCGATAGTCATTGATTCTGAAAATTTCCCTTCATTTGAAAATATGGACACGATTGGTTATGCAGCAGTTCAAAGACCACTTGAAGCATTAAATATTGTTTATCCACATCCATCATTATTTGAGCATATTTCAGATAATACACAAGAAGTAGAGATCGCGTCGTGTATTGGAAAAGAAGGATTACGCAATATAATGAGTTATACAGAATCTGGAAATCCGCCAATGCGCCGCGAATTTGAATATCGACCGGAATTTATACGTAACTTCAAGTTACCAAAGTTATATGATTCGGATGGTAATGAATTAGCTGCGAGCAATAGTTCGACGTCTTATCGTATTTTCGCACCAAATAATATAGGTTTATATTCTTCGAAAATAAAGAATATATGTGATAAAGTCGTATCGAGTGATGGAATCATACTGATATATAGTCAATATATTGACGGAGGTGTTGTTCCTATAGCACTCGCACTCGAAGAGTTGGGCTTCACGCGGTATAGTGCGAGCGCGAATAATTCATCGTTTTTTAGAACAAAACCGGTTCCAAATATAGACTCTATCACGTTTCTACAACAAAAACAGCACGCTGCTCAATTTCCCACATTACCGTTTCGACCGGCACGATATTCGGTGATAACGGGTGATCCATCCATATCACCGGATAATCTATTCGAATTAAAGGCGCTAACGAATGAAGATAATATAAATGGTGAAAAGGTGAAAGTGGTAATTATATCAGTCGCAGGCGCAGAAGGTCTAGATTTTAAAAACATTCGCCAAGTGCATATCTTAGAGCCCTGGTATAATATGAATTTATTAGAGCAAATTATTGGAAGAGCTATACGAAATTGTAGTCACAAACGTTTACCATATTCAGAAAGAAATGTCGAATTATATTTATACGGAACCTATCTCTCAACTGCGGACGTAGAGGCGATTGATCTTTATTTATATCGATTATCAGAGTTCAAGGCAGTAAAAATCGGTATTGTTTCAAGAGCGCTAAGAGAGTCAGCAGTTGACTGTCTCTTGAATATTCAACACAATACTCAAACGGCAGCGCAGTTGAATCGAACTGTGAATCAAAAATTATCATCGCGCAAGAAAATAGAATATCAAATAGGGGCGAGACCATATACTGCATTATGTGATTATATGGAACGATGTGACTATGTATGTAGACCGACATTTTCAAACGGTGCTCAAATTCAAGATCAAGAAGATTTATATGGTCTTAGTAGTGATGATAGTATTGATGAAGGCGGCAATGATTCAAATGATGATGATGATGAAATCGAAAAACCCCGTGGTAATGTTCGTGTTGATACATTTAATGAAAAATTTATGTCTATGAACATAGATAAAATCATACACAAGATACGCAACCAGTTCAAAGAGTCATTTTTTTACAGAAAGATTGATATAATTGCGGATATAAATGCGACGCGTCATTATCCGTTATCACAAGTAAATTTAGCACTAACACAAATGGTAACAGATCCAAACGAATATGTTCACGATAGGTATGGTCGTATTGGTCACGTTGTGAATATTGGGAATTATTATATGTTTCAACCTATAGAGTTAACTGATATTAGAAGTAGTATACACGATCGCAGTGTTCCGATACCTTATAAACACGAAACTGTGAATTATCGACTTCCAAAAGAATTAACTGAAGATCATACTGGTATAACAAAAACTGTATTGAAAAATACAGTTGTACCTGCGACTATGAGTGGTAAATCAAATATTGATGAAGTAGTCAAGGACACTGAACGGATGTTACAAAATATGGAGAATACTCAGCCGTTAGAGACAGGCGCGACAGGCGCGACCGGTGAGAGTAGTGAAGTTACTTCTAATCCAGAAAATAGTGAGATAAAAGAAAAAAATGAAAATGACCGAGCGGTCGAAGAGATGTTGATTGACTTAAATAACACATACGAAGAATGTAATCGCATATACGAAAAGCCAAACAAAGAACAAGAAGACAAATGGTATTGTTATTGTGGAAAAGTTTTACGAGACATGCAACAAATTTCCGAATTGCGTATAAGCGATGAACAAAAACACGATCTCATCATCGAAAATATAGTAGAGTATTTACATTTTAATGGAACATTTCAATTGGTAAATTATCTTTACCGTAAAAACAATAACTCTATGTTTGTTAAAAAGTCTACTGGGGCTGTTGTAACAATGGTGCAACCATTATCTCAATTTGAACAGAAGTTATTATCTTATTATTCACAACAATTATTACGACGACAATTGAGTGGACGACGAGCAGCAGCAGCAGCAGCAGCAGCAACATCGGGAGCATCGGGAGCATCGGCATCGGCATCAGCAACAGTACCAGAAGATTACGGTTTGTTGGTATTTAATGAAAAAAAACCGAATGATTACGAGCTTATTATTTTGAAATACGAATCGGACCAATGGATCGTATCGGAACACGAGGATCGGCGCGATTTTAACGCTTTAATAACATCACGATTATCGTATAATACAAGAAATATAAGTGATATTGTTGGATTTATCACATTCTTCAAAAATAAGTATCTCATATTTAAAATGAAGATGATGAAAAAGAAGCGAGATAAAGGTGCGAGATGCGACCAAGCTGGTAAAGCGGACACTATAGCATTACTTAATAGCTTATTAGCTATGAATTCAGATATAGACATTGATGAACATAAATTGACTGCTGAAAATACGTCTACGCGAACCCAGAGGGAATTATGTGTATTTCAGGAATTTATACTACGATTATTTAATGCTACTCGCGTAAATGGTAAAAAATGGTTTTTTTCGCCGGGAGATGCATTATTATGTGATATTGAAAGATTACATTAGATTCCAGACATTTCATTACTTTTCATTAAATTTAATATTTTATATTCATTAAATTTAATATATAAAAAGTATAATGTTATTATAGATAATAGTTTACAATTCAATAATAAATGTCTGAAAAACAATCAATAGCGGCTTCTTCTAGCGCGACCGCATCGTCTAACGCAGCTATATCTAGGATATCTGTATCAGGTACTGCATTATCGTCATCGAGTAATATGCAATCAAAAGCGCGCTTCGGTATATACACAACAAATTTATTAACACGCAAACTTCGTGTTCCTTTTCGAATTATTGGGAGAAATATAAAGGATACACTTGAGCATATTCTCTCGAAAGTAGTGGAAGGAAAGTGTATGGCGGAGGGATTTATACGACCAGGGAGTGTGAGAATACTAACATACTCAAACGGTTATTTATACGGTAAATACGCAATCTTCGATATTGTATATGAATGTCAATCGTGTTCACTCGTGGAAGGCATGGTATTTACGTGTGTAGTTAAAAACATTAGTTTAGCAGGAATCCGAGCGGTTTTAAATGAACCAAAAACACCAATCATCGCATTTATTGCGAGAGATCATCATTATGATAGACCAGAATTTATTCGACTACAAGAAGAATCTGAAATAAAAGTCAGGGTAATCGGACAACGGTTCGAAATCGGCGATGAAGCAATATCCGTAATTGCTGAACTCGTATAATTAGTAATTTATGTTATGAATATCAATGTGATAATGTATAAAACTAAATTTATATATATACGTTGATAAAATTGATAACAATATAAAACTAAAATATAATATGATATAGTCTCTGGTATTTCTATTGTATATATTTTGTAATGTTACCATCAACGTCGAAATGCGCCGTAACTGATAACAATACAAAAATGAAACGAAAATTGAAAATTAGTCCATCTACAAATAAAAATGATGATGAAATACCAGTAGTTAACTCTACAAATGTTGAAAATAATAAATATGCAGAGAAAGAGACCAAAGAGACCAAATACGATGACGTGTTAATAACTGATTATTGTGACGCGTCGTTGTTTCATTCAGCTAGAATATCAAGAAACATAACTATTCCGTTTCATCGAATCGCGCGTTCAAAAAATATAAAGGAAATATTGAACAGGGAAATATCGATGATGATGGACGGAAAATGTTCAATTGAAGGGTATGTATGTCCTGAATCGACGCGAATCATCCAACATTCGTGTGGTAGATTGAATGGCGGAAACATCATATTTGATATCGATATATCTTGCTTAATTTGTCTACCACAAGAACAAACAAAAATATTATGTGTTGTAAAAACGATTACTCAGGCTGGCGTGCGTGCTATCGCGAAAGGACTACGTCCAGGCTCGATTTCGCCTATCGAAGTGTTTCTCTCGAGAGATATGAATATGAACAATAATGTACATAACTCTTCTGATAAATTCACTACCGTAAAAGAAGGAGACACACTATTTGTAGAAATTATTGGTAGAAGGTTTGTATTAAATGATACCCACGTAACGATTATCGCGTTACTTATTAATATTGACTACTCTAATCACAATGACGCGTCTTTTCGTGGGATCACTGGAAATAACAATATTGATTTGTTGAAATCATCTCATAATGTTGAAGAAGATTCAGGAGTCATCGTGGATAAACAGCCAGTGGTGATTCATAAAACTACTACAAGGAAGGTCAGGCAAGCAACCCCGGCTCCAGAAACGCCGCCAAAAATACCAGACACGATCATTAGTGAAAATCAGCATTGCGATATTCAAGTTATTAAACCAAAACGCGCATACAATCGAAAAATAAAATAATAACAACATATAAATACATATTCATACTTATAAACATAAATATATCATATTCATTTATTTTTATTCACATAATGAGTTCATCAATGCCGCATATACCAACTGCAATTGCGAGTTTATCAAAAATGAATGAACTATGCACGATCGCGCAACAAGTTGAATGGAAAACAAATTATCTTATGAAACTTAAAGATAGTCTAGAATCATTACCGATATTTCACCAAATTGAGATACTTAGGATTTTACATTTAAAGAATACAAATTTAAATGAAAATAAGAATGGTATTTTTATTAATATTACTAAGCTTAGTGATAGTTCGCTTATTGAACTTGAAGAATATATTAATTACGTAAATGCACAAGAAAAACATTTAAATGAGTTTGAAGAACAAAAAAAACAATTATCAAAAGAATACTTTGAATCGAAATCAAAGTAACTGTAATAAAGGTATTTATTGTGATTATATAATATGAGCTCGGTAATATCGATAATGGCTATTACTGCTTGTGTGTATAATCGATTTTCATTTACGTGTGACAATATTTGTAATAGTATAAACATATACTCTATTCAACCATATAATGATAGAGGATACAGCGTCGGCAGTAACAAGTCTAGTGAATTTAAACTTCAAACTGACGAATCTAAGTCGGGAAGTAATCGTAACGGTGATGAACTACAACTAAAATCAACTAACCTTGTCTATGAGCAACAAGTAAACAATAATGACTACTCCGATGCCGATACCGATGCCGATGCCGAGACCGAGACCGAGACCGATGCCGAGACCGATGCCGAGACCGAGAGCGGCGATACTAATAGTATTATAACTACTGCGAGCACTAGTGAATGCGAAAATAATAATGAAACACCAAGTGTGACTGCGACAAGAGAAATTTTGTTCGAGGAATTTTCTACATTTTTAAATCCAAAACCAGACGATTCGTTATTATGGTGTGCATACATTATGATATATGGTATTGAAAAATTTGAAACAGTTGAAAATTATTATACAGAAGGAAATACATTCAAATACAAAGTTGTTGGGGATATTCGTTCAAAAAAGGCACTATTAAAGCCGCATAAACTCACATTATCTAAGATAGAGGATAGCTTTGTGAATAAGCCATTCATCAATTTAGAAGCATTTTATGCGATCGCACTCACATATAATCTATCGGTATGTATCATTCAAGGAAGAAAATTGTTTGAAATCGGTAGAAACAATGATGATTCAAATATGTTCGTGGTGGAAAAAAAACGTGGAAAATATGGAATGTACATATTCGCAAACGAATCATCAATTGTGAGAATCGGTGAAGAAAAATTGACTATACGAAACCTTAAACAACTACGAATTGATTATATGAGAGATAAATTTTGGAGTATGGAAAACATAAGCTCGCCGATTCGCCCGTTATCTGCCTATAAACTACCGGATTTAGTGGAGATATGTACACGACTTGATATACCAACGTATCATCAACAACACGGAGAATATGGTTCGATTGGTATACAAAAACGAAAAACAAAGAATGAATTATATGAAGCAATATGTAGTGCGATATAAAACGCACAACGCGTATACATTTCATTTCGGTGTTAACTAATAAAATAATTTTACTCGTTTAGATTTTACTTTCAAGTTTCCGAATTTATACATACGGCGTGATTTCTTTGCTAGAATGAACGCTTTTTTATTATGATCACATCCTTTATCTATGATATCATAATCTACTGCTGCAGATTTTCCACCAGTTATCGCACTCGCTAATCTAGCAAATCCCCACGATTGAGCCGTTTGGTTTGGTCTAGAGCCAGATGAATAATATGCGCCTTCACCTTTACTCACAATCTTTCGTAATGCATCAATACTACAACCGGTTTTATGAGATAATTCTTTATTTGGTGATATATTTTCGATATTATACATTTTGCGCGCATTTACTATGTGATTTGAACTTTTATTCTTGAACGATTGTAATGGTTTACGCGTCTGATACTTATTTTTCTTGTATGATTTTCTAGAACTGACTAACATTTTTATTTGTTTTTTTCTATCAGATGAACTCAATCCTGTTGGTACATATCTTACTGGAACAGTATGTGGTCGCATTTATCGTGTATGTCGTATTAAAAAATAACTGATGACTAATTATTATAATTATACAATATAATAAAAATGATAATATTCGTATTAAATTGAAACAATAATTACTATTTATAAGATATGGTATAAATAATTTCCTATTCATATATATAGTGAAATGTCGAGAAATCGTGGTTCGACTGATAGTGGTAATATGGCTGGAATACGGCGAAATCGTCATTCGTCATCATCCGTAGATAAACAAACCAGTTTTTCAAATATTGTATCATCATATTTAGACGGTATGATGGATAAAACAGATGGTATACCGGAATTGGAAATTCGGTTTGGAACACGCGGAAACCAGCCAATCACAAAACAGAACTTCGATAGTGTGATACAAAAGTTACTCGCATCTGGATTTGTTTTCTCTAAAAAGAATGCATATTCTCTAAAAATTCAAAACGAGTTTATCGATCCTAAAACAGGACAGACAAAATTATCTCTTATTCGGGCGGAAATACACGGAATTAATGACGTTCAAAAATATTGCAAAACAAATCAACCAGACGAAAAATATGTATTATTTACGCAAAAAATGTATGCGAGGACTCCGGGTTCGAAACGAAATACCGATGATGAACCAGAAGGTGCAGATCTTTCCAGAGAAAGCAACACAATTATGCCGATTGTTTTCGATGACTTTAATTTCAAAGTAAGCTATCAACGCGAAAAACGTGTTGCGAATACATCGACATTAGCAAGATCTATTTTGAAAACGTGGAATGATAATAAAAAGACGTTTCGATACATTAATCGAACTACAATGGCGCATCCCGAATTACCTTTCCAGATTGATTTGAGTGTGATCAAGGAATCTCATCGAGACAGGAGTCGTTACATACCCGAGACGACATTTGAAGCTGCGAAGGTTCTAGATAGCCCTCCAAAATACGAGATTGAAATCGAAGTAATTAACGACTTGGTCGGTCCTGGTACATCTTTTAATCATCCAAAATATCTAATGGAAAAGCTGCGAAAAACAATCACACTTGTACTCTCTGGTATTCAAGAAACGAATTATCCGGTTTCATCGGTTGAATTAAGACGTATCCAGCGTAAGTATCACGAGTTACTTCATCCAGAAGAACACAGTGGGCGAACCAGTAGCACAAATAAAAGAATACGAGGATTAGGCGATAAAGATAGCGATAGCAGCAGAAGTGGTAGTGACGCAGAAAGTGATGCAGACAGCGAAGGTGGAGAAGCCGATACAAGTGAAGCCGCTGCTTCCGGAAGAAGAATACAGTTACGACCAAAGCATTTTATTGGTCCGTCATCATTCACATTACAGATGCAAAATATTATGCCGATCAATCCAGACTCGAAATCGCCAAATATTCGCGTAGGATACTCTGTTACAGAAAAGGCTGACGGAATGCGGAAATTATTGTTCGTGGCTCCAAAGACCGGAAGGATCTATCTCATCGATACAAATATGAATATTCAATTCACCGGCGCAGTATCTTTGAATACAAAATTGTATAATACACTTATTGATGGAGAACATATTTTACATAACAAAAATGGTAACTTCATTAATCTGTATTTAGCATTTGATATTTATTATGTTCATAAAGCGGATGTTCGTGCGCGTCTTTTCTACCCGACGAATGAGGATGAAGTTCTAACGAATTTTCGTCTTCCATTGCTAATAAGCGTAATTAAGAACCTACAAACTAAACGAGTATCCGGAGGCGCGGATTCTCTAGCACCGATTCGTATTGAACATAAAAATTTCGAAATATCGACACAACATAAATCGATTTTCGATTGCTGTGCGACCATAATGCGGAAAATGAAGGATGAACAGCAATATGAATATTGGTGTGATGGATTAATATTCACGCCATTAGAATACGGTGTAGGCAGTAATGTGCCGAATGATGGCTCTGCTGGACCATTATATAAAACCACGTGGAATCATTCCTTTAAATGGAAACCTGCACAACATAATACGATTGATTTTCTTGTTACTACTAAAAAGGACAAAACGCAAGAAGATACTGTGAGTAATATGTTCAAACCTGGTGTTGATATGTCCAAATGCGTTCAAGTTGAACAATATAAAACATTAATTCTTCGGGTTGGTTATGACGAAAAAAAGCACGGTCATATTAATCCGTGCGTTTCTGTGATTGAAGGAAAGATGAATGGCGTCGATGACGATGGAAATGTATATGGTGGTAGCGGTGGCTCTGATGGTTATGGCGATGATACAAGCGGTGATAGTTATAAACCAGCGCCGTTTTATCCGACATATCCTTACGATAATGATGCGCACATTTGTAATATAATGCTGCGTCCAGATGAAGCCGGAGTGCATCAGATGATGACGCTTGAAAATGATATTATTATGGATGAAACGATTGTTGAATTTAGTTATGACGAAAATAAACCGGTGAATTGGAGATGGTCGCCGTTACGTGTTCGACACGACAAGACTGCTGAGTATCGCGCAGGCGGTAAAAATTACGGCAATGCATACCACGTTGCAAACAGTAATTGGCATTCAATACATAACGCGATTACGGACGATATGATCACAACTGGTGAAGGTATTCCTGATCAATTGTCGAATGAGGATGTTTATTATAATCAATCTACAAGCGGAGATGGTATTGATGTGGGTGGTGGAACGAAAGTGAAATCATTGACTAAAGGAATGCGAGATTTTCATAATTTATACGTAAAGCGGAAACTGATTTTAGGAGTCGCAAAACCAGGCAACACATTAATCGATTTCGCTGTCGGAAAAGGCGGTGATTTACCAAAGTGGATTTCTGCAAAATTAGGGTTCGTATTCGGTATTG